AAGCGGCGCAATATGCTCACTGGCTACCTGCATCAGGTTGTTTTTTGTTTCTTCAGCCTCCCGGATCCGGAACAGTTTTTCTGCTTCAGTATCCTTCACCCAGGCTGTGCCGTTCCACTTCTGAAACTCCCCTTCCGGCGATAACCAGGTAACATTTTCCGGTAACGGACCGAGTTCAGAAATAAATAACTCGTCCCCTGACGCTACGTCATAAACCGTTTTCCCCCGATGGTCTTCAACGAGATGCCACGATGCCTCATCACTGTTGAAAACAGCCACAAAGCCAGCAGGAATATCTGGTGGTGCAATATCGGTACTGTTTGCTGGCAGACCTGTATGAGGCGGAATATATGCGTCACCTTCACCAATAAATTCATTAGTTCCGGCCAGCAGATTATAAATTTTTATGGTCCGTGCTTGTTCACTCATTCTGAATGCCATTATGCAAGCCTCACAATATAGTTAAATGCGATGTTTTTGACGGTGTTTTCCGCGTTACCCGCAGCGTTAACGGTGATGGTGTGTCCATGTGAACCAATCGCAACGGAGTGCGTATGCGCACCAATACCTACAGTATGTGCATGTGCGCCAGAACTTGCTGCAGTACCAGACAGCGAGTGGGTATGAGCACCTGCTGACTGTGTCTGAATACGTTGATAATACGATCTATAGGAAGAAGTCTCCGGGCTTACTTGATACTGTGAATTCTGGACATAAGTGAACCCACCGCCATCATAAAATGCTAACGCAGAACCGCCGCCTCCTGGCCAACGAATACCATTACCATGAGTATGAACACCGGCAGACCCCGTAGAGCCACTCAGACTGTGCGTATGCGCCCCGGTGTTATTCGTGGATTTAGTGCCGTAATCAAACGACGATGTGGTTTTCGTCCCCAAATCCGTACTGGATGCGCTGGCGCTGTGGGTGTGCGATTTTATGCCGTCCTGTTCCTGAGACAATACGGCCCGGCCACTAGCGGGTTTGCCCTTGATTGTCCAGCCGCGCATATCTGGAATAACACCTGAAGGATAGGCAATAGCCAGTTTCGGATATGCTGCCTTATCAAACGTCTGCCCCTGCATGATCGCATAACCTGCAGGTGGTGTATCTGATGGCCACGGCAGCGGAACACCTAGCGGAAACGCTTCAATATTTGCCGAGCCGTCAAATTTTACGCCGTTAATTGTCCTTGCAGTTTGCAATTTGGTTGCTGTGCTTGCATTACCCGATAAAGATCCAGTGATACCACCACTCGCGTTTAATTTAGTTGCAATTGTAACATTGCCAGTATGGTTACTAATTATAAACGGCCTTAAGCTATTGTGCGTACCAAGACTGTTACCCGAATCTGTCAACATAAAATATGTGTTTGATCCATCATTTCGGATAAAGAATCCATAGTTGCCATAGGCAATACGCAGACCATTTGCTGACCTTGAAATAACCTCACCAGCAGCAGTTAAACCACCTGAAAGAGTCCCTCCAGTTAATGCCAATGCCCCAATATTTGAAGGGGTCAATGTGATATTTGCACTACCATCAAATGACACACCGTTAATCGTTCTGGCTGCCTGAAGTTTCGTGGCGGTCGCAGCATTACCTGTAGTGTTTTGATTACCGGTAGCGTTGACTCCAGGCAAGTTGATATCTGCCGATCCATCAAATGCCACGCCCCCAATCTTACGTGCTGTCTTGATCTTGGTCGCAGTATCTGCGTTTCCGGTCAAATTACCAGTAACACTACCACCAACTTTTAGTCCATTACCGATGGACACCAACCCTGATCTTAAGTTTATAGAGAATGGTCTTAATGAACCGATGTCTCCATTTTCCCCCTCCCCTTCATTAGTCGGAATAAGATGAAGATGATCTTCGGAACGCCTAAAAATAAGGCCAAAGGCTTGGTTGAATATTCGAAGAGCATTTATCGTGCTGATTTTTAACTGCCCTCCCATTGTGTCGCCAGTTTTTTGAACTGAACTATCTTTAACAGTTTTAACTGCCTTTGGCGTTGCCGCCAGCTTTTCACTGGTGCTGTTTGTTGCACTGCTGAGCTGTACTATCCCCTTTTTCGTCGTGCTCGCATCCTCCAGCGCCACGGCGGATGCAATATCCTCTGCCCGTTTTGCTGCTGTCTCGGCGCGCGTTGCCGCGGATTCAGCAGCAACTTTGCTCTGAGATGCAGCCGTCGCACTGCCTGCCGCCTCTGATGCTTTCGCTGTTGCTGTCGTGGCACTACCTTTCGCTGCTGACGCTTGTCTGGTCGCCTCATCTTTTGAAGCAGACGCAGATGATGCCGATGACGCCGCTGAACTGGCTGACGATGCGGCTGCCGCCTTAGAGGAAGCAGCATTGTCTGCTGAAGTCTTTGCATTTGTTTCAGAGGTTTTTGCTGCAGAAGCAGACCTCGCTGCTGCAGTGGCTTGCTCAGTGGCTTTGCCAGCCTTCGTTGTGGCTGTTGAAGCGGATGATGCGGCGCTTTCTGCCGATTTTCCGGCGGCGGTGGCACTGGCTGAGGCCTGCCCGGCACTTGTTGACGCGGCACTGGCAGATAATGCAGCCGCTGTTTTTGAACCTGCCGCAGCTGAGGCGCTCTGTCCCGCTGCTGTTTCAGAAGACTTAGCGTTCGTCTCGGACGTTTTTGCCGCCTTCGCGGAATTTCCTGCCGCCGTTGCCGAGGAAGCTGCACTACTGGCACTTGATGATGCATTCGTTTCTGAAGATTTCGCTGCCTCTTTTGAGGCCGCCGCACCCCGTGCCGAGGTGGCAGCTTCTGACGCCTTCGTGGTCGCTGTGGATGCAGAAGTGGCTGCCGATTTTTGTGATGCTGCGGCATTCGTTTCTGACGTTTTCGCGGCACTGGCGCTGGTAGCTGCCGCGCTTTTTGATGACTCTGCAGCAGCAGCACTTTTTGCTGCTTCACGGGTCTTTGTCGATGCCGTTCCTGCGCTGGAAGACGCTGACTGAGCCGACGACGCGGCCTGTCCGGCTGACGTGCTGGCGGCACGTGCTGAGGCTGCAGCATCGGTTGCATGAGTTGCCGCCTCGCTGGCTGATGCACTGGCATCGCTGGCTGATTTTTTCGCGGCTGCCGTATTCTGTGCAACCGCGGAGGCGTTACGTGACACCTCTTCCACCATCTGCTCAAAGCGGCGCAGTGCCTCCGGTCGGACATCATCCTCCGTCATGGCACCGAGAAAATCATTCAGCGTACCTGATCTGGAACCTTCATAGACGGTAATGGTCCCGGCATGTGAAGGCGGAAAACCTTCAACCAGCAGGGTGACGCTGTACTGGCCATGCTCAACATCCATGCTGTAACGTCCGGCTTCATCCGGATTTTCAGAGGCCACCGTGTTCACCACCACCGTGCTGCTGGTTCGTCTGGCCTTCAGCACAATGGTGCAGTTCTGTACTGGTTTTCCTGTGCCATCTTTAAGCACGCCAGAAATTTTTACTGTCATACTTTTCCACCAATAAAAAAAGCCCGCAGCAGTGACGCCACGGGCTTCAGGACAGTGTAACTTTACGTTTCCTCAAACGCAGTTCACCCCATAAGGTGGATGAACCTGCGTATCATAACAATATTTACAGAAGATAAATCGGCGTCTGTTGTCAGAAACGGTATCCGATACCAACAATAAATGCATCCGTTCGCCAGTCGCCACTACCGGAACCTTCATAAGCAAGGTCAATGGTTACGGATTCGGTCGGGTTAAACTGCACGCCAGCCCCCCACGCCAGAGACGTGTTGCTGTGGCGACCGTCATCACTTCCGGTCAGCACATCGTGCGTTTTCCCCTTGTTGTCAGTTACGCGGAGATAATCCCCGGAGAAAGTCGACACACGGCTGTAAGCCACACCCACCATCGCATACGCGCTGAACCATTCATTCACGCGTACAGACGGCCCCGCCATCACGCTGAACCAGCGGTTACGCACGGAATCTTCATGCCAGCGGGTATCGCTGTAGTGCGTTTTTTGCTCATCCTCAGCATTGGCATAACTGAAGGACGTAATCAGCCCCAGCGCGTCCGTAAACTCATAACGGTATTTCACGTTAATCCCGTTCAGATTATCGCTGCCGGGAGCGTTCGTACGGGCATGAAGATACCCCGCGCTCAGTGTGGACTGATGTTCAGACGCCCATGCAGGCGCACCGGATACGGACAGACAGATGGCTGCGGACAAAATGGCTGCACAAACTTTACGCATAATTACCTCTCGCTTTTCTGCAATAAAAAAGGCGCCATTTCTGGCGCCCGTATTGGGGTTATAAAATTCAGCTAATCGTGATGCCTGCAGTGGCTTTCTTCATCACAACAACCAGCAAATCGCTGATACTTGCTGTGGGATACCAGCCATTTACCCACCATGCTGATACAGAAAACTCCAGCGTCATGTGGCCGCGACCAGCAGGCATATCAATAACACCACTGTAAATCAGCGTATTATCCAGCGCGGTACGGTTATAAATTTCAGCACCGTTTTTCCGTACTATCAGGCGGCATGACGAATAAGTATCGCTGTTCTCCCGCTCATGTCTGGCACCGCTGAAAGCCACCGCCGGAATAACAATCTGCCGGTTAAACGGCTGATCGTCATAAACCCTGACGGTAATGGTTCCTGATGGCCAACGCTCCGGTGCACGGGAGTCACGGGGGAAAGCCTTACCCACTGTTTTAACGAGATCGCCTTCAATCTGGTTTGCAGACAGTTTCCCTCTGATGACACAGTTCTCGTTAATGGTGACATTATTGAGCGTGCCGGTATTCGCCGTGATGGCTCCACTGATATCCGCATTGCGGGCTGTCAGCCTGCCATCCGGCGTCAGGGAAAACGTAGGAGGATTGCCGGATGACGTGATGCTCACCGCAAACAGTCGCTTCAGGAACACGTCGTTCATGAACAGCTGATTCCCCTGCGCCACAAACAGCGGCGTGGTGTTGCCGTTCTCCGGGGTAATCATCGCGATACGGTCCGCCTGCAGCAGAATACTGCTCAGCGTCTGACCATCAACATCCTCAATCCCCGCGCCAATCCCGGCCACATAGGGAATACCGTTTTTTGTTTTCTGCACCTTCAGCATATACATGGCATTCAGCTCATTGCGCGTGTCTGACTGAACCCGCTGGATTTGCTGTATGGTCACGGCCTGGTCACCCAGCTTTTTATCCGTGGTCGAGGTAATTTCACTCCCTTTTTTATCCACGTACTGGCGGACCTGTGCTATCTGTCGGGCGTTTTCTGACTGCCCCTGGCTGACAGTCTGTGAGATTTCACTGCTCACCCGGTCCACTTTCTGGCTCACCTGCGCGATGGCCAGTGTCTGGTCCTCATTCTTTTTCGCAACCAGCTGCGTGAGGCTGTTTTCCGCCTTCCCGATTTTCCGGGTCACTTCTGCGATATCCGTGTCCATCCGCTGACGGATGTCTTCTTCCAGTTGCGTGACCTCCGTACGCAGCGCTGAAGCATCAATGCGCTCTTTCAGTGCCTGGCCCAGAAGCGTCTCATCTATCAGCCCCCGGAAAATTTCCAGATACCCTTCACCATCATTGCTGGGCTGCCCGCTGGCTTCCACAAAAGCAGATTTTCCCACCAGGTTGACGCTTCGCACGTAAAACCAGAAATCCGTCCCCGGCTTAATCCGGCTCCCATGGACAGTCCACTGACTGCCGGTCCCCAGATAACGGGCAGATTTTTCCACCTGTGCTGTGTTCGTGATGCGTTTTTCTGAGAACCAGAATTCAAACTGTACCGTCGGGTCATACACCGCAAGACGCGGGACCGCCGTTATCTGAAAATACCCCGGCGTCAGCTCAATGGTGGCGGGTTTTGCAGGTGCGTTAATCCTGAACGTGGTGGTGGCCGGTTCGCCCTGCTGGCCATAACTGTTAATCGCCCTGACCGTCAGGGTGTATTCCCCCAGTGGCAGGCCGCTGAAACGGTGCTCCGTGTCTGCGGTGCTGCCAGTTCTCCGGGCAGGCGTTCACGCCGGATACGGTCAACATTCTCATCAAACGCCTGTTTCAGTGGGGCCGCCATCGGGATTTTCACCACATCAATAGGGTAACGGTTTTTCCCGGCCACACGCTGCATGACATGCCAGCGACCGTTTTTTAATCGCTGAATGAATGCCCGCTGATACCGATGCTGACCGGCTTTAAGTATGCTGTTCGGACGACGGCCCAGCATCCTGATCCCCAGCTTAATCACTGGAAGATCACCGCGGTTAACGATAATTTTTGCGTTCGGATTTCTGACCGTCGCCCGTTTCAGTCTGGACCGTTCCTTAACCAGTTTCCGGCGTACCTTTGTCTCCCGGGCAACCTGTGATGAAGACTGATTAATCGCCGTTGTGGCCACGCGGTTAATCGTCATTGCTGAAGCCGCCGGAATGGCGTTTTTACGAACCCGGCTCAGATTATCAATCGCCTGATCAAGCCCTTTTATCGCCATAATTTCCCCCTGCGTTTATCGTCGCCGGTTAACAGCGGGTGGTTGCCCACGGTTGTCCGTCCCCACTTCACACAGATAAACGCCCCGCTGATTGCGGGTTTTCGGCATGGTGATCACCGGCTTGCCATAGACAGACGCGCCTTTTACCGGCAGCACACGGAAAACACCGTGTTTTTTTGACCTCTGGTAGACGATTTCACCATCGATCCCCCCGGTGTCCCAGCAGACACGGGAAATGGTCATTTCGGTGCCATCCGCATGGCGGTATTTTTTGTTGATCGCCGCATCCACACGTAACAGCGTCTCTTCCTCATCAGGACGCCCCATAATGATGATTTTATCCACCAGAAAAGCTTCCTCTCCCGGTGCCCATCCCCAGACATACATCTCAAAACGGTTTCGCTGCGAGTCAATGCCCGCCGTCAGATAAACCACCCGGGCAGGCACCGCCGCCGTGTAACGCACAACCTTATCCATCAGCACCTGGTGATCGAGTTTTTCGCCCACGGCCTCTTCCCAGGTCTCGCCCAGCGTGGTGTTCACAAAGGTTTTCAGGCCGTTGGGATCTTTCAGTGCATCCAGCCAGTCATAGACTATCTGTACCCAGGTGGTGAACGGACTGTACGCTGTCCAGATATGGAACGTGATGGAGCGCGGCGGCGGAATTTCATTATCCGCGGCGCTGAAAAACGTCAGACCGTCACGGGTCCACATCCCCGTGTTTTCACAGATCCACCGCCCGTTGCTCTGGTCAAGCTCAGACTGATGGATCACGCAGCCATGATGTTCACAGAGGTAGAAAACGCTTTCGGGGCTGTCCTTCTCCCATTTAAGGCCAAAAGGCGTGGATTCATCGCCAAATTTCAGATACTGCTCCTCCCCACAGTGTGGGCAGGGCACATAAAAACGCATGAAATGCGCCGACTCGTTGGCCGCTTTTTCGATCTGGCAGGTGCCTTTGATTTTAGGCGTCGAGCCGCGAATGGATTTGGGCCATACAGAGCCCTCAATACGTTTATCCCCAAGCAGGGTTGGCGAACCCTCTTTTTCGACATCCGGTTCGAACGAGGAAAGTTCGTCATAGCAGACCACGTCCACGGATTTTTCACGGTAGTTTTTGGCGGCAGCGCCGCCCAGGCACCAGAAACCCACACCCGATGAAAAGCGTTTCAGCGTGAGGGTATTGTCACGATGTTTACGCCCCAGCCATGGAAAAAGGTCTTTCAGACATGGCACATCCCGAATCGTCGCCTCCACGTGAGACTTCATAAAATCTTCAGCGGCAGAATCCGTGGGCTGAAAAAGCAGACTGTTTCGGGATTTATGCTCAATAAAATACCCGACCACCCCCAGCAACATCTTTGTATAGCCAACACGGGCAGATTTAATCAGATTAACAGTCCGGATCTGATCATTCCCCATGCTGTTCATGATGGCGATCTGGAACGGCAGCGTTTTCCATTCTCCCTCACCATATGAAGATTCTTTAGGCAGATAATAATTTTGATCAGCCCATTCAACTGGCGTCACCGGCAATGCCCTTATCAGGGGCTGTAATGCTGTTGTGACAGCACTCATCATATTATTCAGTTGTTGCTCTGATATATTCATCGAGTAAATCCGGTAATTTATCCCCCGCCCGCGCACACTGATTTGCCCCCTTCGCAATAAGGGTTTTCAGATGGTCAAGATGGCGCGGTGTTAAATCAGGAAACTGTCGCTGCATGGATAAAGGGATGGAATCAAGCGTACTGGATAACGCCATTGCCAGCTTGCTGAGGGCAAAAATACAGAACCCGGTATCAATAAGTTTTCCTTTTGACACCTCATTTTTTAACTGCTGTGTAACAGCCTGTTCTGCTGTCAGTTCCCATCTGGCAATAAGCAATTTCTCCTCATAGTCGTCTTCGCTATCGCCATCAGGCACATCGTTTTTACTTCTTCTCAGATACGATATGTAAAAATCGCGCCAGGCATCCAGATCCAGTTGCCCTCGCTTATTCGATATCGGGGCACCCGGCAATTTCTGCAATCTGCGAAGCTGGCGATCGGTCAGACTTAAATGCCTGGCAACTTCAGTCTGCGTAGCCACTCCTCACCTCGCAAAAACTCTCACTTCACAATCACAACAAAACCGGTCATGTCCGGCTTACATGTCTATTTTTTGTGCATGTCCGGTTCACAGAAGACCTCTTTTTTTATTTTTCATATAGTTAACTTGAAGAGAAACCGGACATGGTTCCCGGAAAATTTTCATAAATAGCGAAAACCCGCGAGGTCGCCGCCCCGTAACGGTCTGGATCACCGGAAAGGACCCGCCAACGACTTTCGCGTGCAGGCATTAAAAATTTTGCAGTTCCATGCCTAGTTGAAACCTCGATTTCTATAACATCCAATTTTGTAAATTTAGATATAGCTCAACTTTTCCCAATGTTTTCAAGTGTATAAAAACAATTGGCGTTACGCCATAACACTATACTTAGGATAAGTAAAGATTTTAAGGAGTTTTAATGAGTCAACATCAATATTATCCACAGCTGAAATGGAAGCCTGCTGAATATGAATCTCTGATGCTTTTAGATCAAACTACGCTCTCTGGTTTTACTCCGATCATTACCATTCCAGACATAGACTGGGATTATGAAAACGAATGCTACAAGAAGAGTTTGAGTTCTTACTTATCTGACTTCGGTATTAACCTTGCGGCATCCTGGAAAGCCAATCGTCCTGTTTTGCTGGATGTTAAATATTTAGATAAACATGGTTCGAGCCGCCATCATCCTCTAGATATGTGTATCCAAGATGCTAGAGTAAATGGTAAGGAAATTATCCCTGTTGTTTCTCCCGCATATTCAACAAACTATATACATGCTGTTCAACGCAACTTAATCAATGGGCTCGCTATATCTATCACCCCCCAGACATGGCACCAATTCACAAGTCTGGTTAACCACTTAAATATTCATCCTAGTTTAATTGATGTAATCATTGATTTTGGAGATATTCAAAACGCAACTGATAGTTTAAAACAACAAGCATTAAGCATGGTCAACACATTATCAGGCCAAGCTCCGTGGAGAAACTTGATTTTATCTTCAACCGCATACCCAGCATCACAGGCAGGGATACCGCAACATCAAGTTCATCATATTCCGCGCCATGAATACGATCTTTGGATGTACGTAGTACAGAATTTTAGCAATGGAAGAACGCCAAGTTTTAGTGATTATCCCACCGCTAGCTCTACCATTACGAGCGTAGACCCACGCTTCATGTCTCAGTATGTCTCAGTGAGATATTCGAACGATACCTCATGGATCTTTGTAAAAGGTACCGCAGTTAAAGGAAATGGATGGGGCCAAACTAAAAACTTATGTACTACCCTTGTTAGTTCGCCAGAGTATCAAGTCTTTGGTTCCAAATTTAGTTGGGGGGATGATTACATTTACCAAAGATCATTAGGCGCTAACAAATCTGGCGGCTCTAAAGAATGGCGTAAAGTTGCACATACGCACCATATTACGTTAGTCGTGAGACAGCTTTATTGGTTGGCGCAGACTCAGCCTGCCAAGCCTTAACTTTCCAGCCTACGCGTTTCTTTAAGGCTGTTCTGACTTCAAGCCTGAGATTCGCTATTGGAATATTTTCCGCAATAATATTCCATAACTCAAATCGGGGCTTGCTTTTGATTCCTTTGGAATAGCCCCATCGTTCAAGTACGTCGATACATTCATCTTTCCAAAGCAATTGAGCGAGCATCAATGTGTCATGGTTTCGATTAAGCTTTTCTCCACGCATGTGCTTTATAAGAATGGCGCCTTTTGGCCCAACAGAAACCGTTTTAACGCCCCACCAACCTGGGATTAACTTTAATGCTCCCTCAAGATGTTTCTCAGCTACGACAAGAGTAACCTTGTCCATTACAGAAGAATAATGCTTGATTTGAAGAGGCAAACGCTCCAAAGAGTCATATTCACTTTTGAGCTCGTACCCGTGTATAACACCATTTATTACAGCAATGTCTGCTCTACTGGCGCCAAGGGATATGGAAAATTCATCGACCACAAGGCAGTCTGGATCTAAATGCGATTCTTTCAAAAGCTTATGATGCACCGCGAACCTAACATCTTGATCTTTCATGACTTCTCCTTACTCCCTCCGTTATTGAATTATAGCGCACTGCATTTTACTGCATTTGAGAGATTTGACCACTTCAATCACAAAATGCTTATCTGCAGCAACAAGATTCATAGCCATACGACTATGGTGATTACCTTTTGTCTGGAAAACTGACCATTCCACGAAGATCAGATAGGTCTATAGAATCTTGGTTTGTCATAGCGTTCGCCTTACTTTGAGATGAACCTTTGCTGCATAGGAGATCAGCCCGTCAAGGCTCACCAGCACTAACTGACTACTCAAAGGCTCATTCCAAAGGGTTTGGTTCGACGTGGTTGAGTGCACTGCGGTGCGCGGTGAAATACCTGTACAAAAATGCCCCGCATCTGCGAGGCATTTTCCTGAAAGTCACGTATTAAATTTCAGTGAAATTAAAATTATTTTAAGCACTGCGTCCTGATGTACTCCTGCAGGTAGTTGACCTGCGCGGTTATCTTGTCGATTCCACTTCGGAGACGGTAATAATTGAGTTCAGCATCTGCTGTAAGTCTTGGGCTTTCTCCATTGCCCATGCCGCTGGCTCCGGTCGTTGACTTTGCACAGGTAGCGGCGACTTGCAGGCGCTTACGCCCAGCAGAAACATCAGCACGGAGGCTTTCGATAGTCGCGTTAGCATCAGCAAGCTCCTTTGTATATCTGGCATCGAGTTCTGCTACGTCACGTTGACGCTTCTGCATATCAGCGATTGTGGATGTGGCTTTATCGCGCTGCTCTTTGTAGGTTATGGCGTTATCACGGTAATGATTCAGCCCCAGACTAAGCGCACCACAGGCCACCAGCAGGGCAATGATGACCACGCACAGTACGCGGTTCATTTCACCACCAGCGTATCTGACCGATGAAATAACCGGAGGCCATAATCACAAACACCAGCCAGATAAGAATGAACTTCCAGGTGGATAATTTTTCAGCCATCACTCGAATCTCCCGAATCAGTTTGCTAAAATCAAACACACTTTCTCCTTTGACTTTTCCGGAGTCAGGAAACACAAAACCCCGCTTGGTGCCAACAAACGGGGTTTTTACTTTTATTCACTTACGTTTCGCCACTTCGCAGGATTTCATGTTATCCGCCCGCGTGGCCATGCCTTATTTTTCAGCAAAATATTCTGCTTATCTGTCAATTCCCCAGCACGCCAGCGCACTCTCCTGGTCGCGACGGGATACCTGACCGTAACAGTTGTTTGAGCGAATACGGCAGTCTCTGCCACCGTCCTTAATCCACCAGCGAATCGCCTCACACGCTCCCCTGCGATCACCTGCATTAATTCGTTTATAAAACGTCGACGGAAAACACTTACCGGGGCCAATGTTGTACGGACAGAATGACGCGATCCCCGCTTTCTGGGGTTCACTCAATGGCACTCTGATGTTTTTCTCCACCCATGCCAGCGCCTTATCACGCTCAATGGCGTTAACCCGGTCGCATTTTTCCTTCGACAACTTCATGCCCGGAACGACAGGTTTGCCATCCACCAGGATGGCACCGCGGCAGATGGTCCAGATACCCGCGCCATCACGGTATGCCGTGGTGTGGTTACCTTCCTTTTCATCCAGAAACTGGTCGAGAATGTCAGGCGCAGGCGCACCAGCGGCAATCAGCGCCAGAACGGCAGCCGACAGGCCGTATCTGATTTTTGCGTTCATGGATATTTATCAGGATTTATCGGTTTCTGAGCCCTGGATATGTTTATCAGTTCCAGCCTGTTGCCTCAGGCTGCTAACAGGTCAATACAATCATGAGGATTATTTATGGACAATAACACCATTTCTCTACAGGAGTTGCTCGACAGCATTTCCAGGCTTCGGGAAGACGTGAATACCCTTACCGTCGCCTTCTCATATCTGGCATTCTCAATTCCAAGGGAACAGATGCAATCAACGCTGGCATCAATCCAGTTTGAATCATGCAATCCCAAATGGTCTCAGGAACAACAAGACTCTTTCAGGCGGCTTGCTGTATTACTGGATGAAAAATATGCTGGTAAAATTACCATTTCGGCGGACTCTTCAGAGAACCAGTAATTATTCCCGGTAGTTTTCCTCTGTAGGTTATCAACACATCCTGCGCCTCTAAAATTACGGGGCGCTTTTCCGGCGACTGCTCATCCCCTTCACATAACCCGGCAGCAACATCCAGGAAGACCTGTCTGATGCTCCTTCTGGCTGCTGCCTCATAAAACTCCAGCGCGGCACCTTCAACACG